ATACTCGCACCATATCCGCAATGGATAAAGGATATTGCGTGGCAATTTTATGTAAATGGATTAGGTACATTGAAAGGAAAACCGTATCTTTATCCAGCTGTATTGAGATATGGCAATGAGTTTTACAAGAAAATGGCGAGGCTGGTTAAAAATAAAATGAAGGACGATAAATAATGGATAGAGCAACAGAAATAAGGGGAAAGATTTTCGAGGCGTTAAATGGGCTTGAATATAATGGTATACGGATTCCTGTTTTTGATGAATTTGTTAATCCGAATGTTACCTTGCCGAGCGTTGAGGGTGCTTTATCCGTTTATGTAGTTATTCAAGACCAGCAGGAGTTGATGAGTCCTATACAAACTGTTTATAGTCCACGTTTCGAGTTAAACGTAACGATACGAGTTGTTACGACTTGGGGGACTGTGGGCAGCAAAAAGTTGTGTGAGGATATAGGAAATAAAATAATGTATAAATTAAAAGACGACAGAGGGTCGTCAAAAATAGAAGGAATCGACAAGGTTACGCTTGTCAGCGCACGCTCGATAGCGGAGTCGACAAGTAGCAACCTTGCATTTAGTAAAATAATCATTTTAAAATTTGAAAAAAATGGAAATTAATTATTTAAAAGGATGGGAAGGCGCAAGAATGGCGGTTTATAAAGAGACCGCTTATGTGCCAATTGCTTGTATAACAAGCAGGTCGGAGAGTAATACGACTAATACGTCTGAAAAGACGAATGTATGTACGGAAGGTAAAACTGTTACGAAAGCTAACAGTATAACACGAACGGTGTCTATCGCTGGCGAAATAGTCGATGAAAATTCTTATCACGACCTTAAAGAAATGCAAGGTACGTTACAAGAGCAGGCGTTCCGTGTGTATAAAGGAGCTGGTGAAACAAATCCTTTATACTTCAAAGGGATTATAACTGATTTGTCGGCTGATTTTGATGCCACAGAAGAAGGGGCGACGGGCACGTTCACGATGGATATTGCCGTAAATGGCGATTACACAGAAGATGACCCGATGGCAACACCGTAAATGTATAACTTATGTATGAAACTAAGATAATTGTAAACGGTAAAGAGATACCAATCAGGTTCGGTGCGTATGTAATGAAATGTATCGCTGATGATGGGATTAAATTATCAGAACTTGGCGAATTAATTAGAGACAATCCGTTTGATGTAATACCTAAGATTTTCTATTACGGAGCGGTTAACGCTTCGGAAGGTAGGAGAGGTGAGGGTATATCGTTAAATGATATCTACGATTGGCTCGACGAGATACCTGGTGGATTGTTTAGCGAACAGTCGCAGGCGATAATCAAACTGTTTACCGACCAGATGACGGAGGGTGTTCCGAAGGTTGAAAAAGAGGAGCATGCAAAAAAAAAGCAGTAGACGATGAAGACTTCAACCGTGACCATCTCTCGTTCGCTCTTGGGGAGCTTGGTCTTCGGTTGGAGCAATTTTACGATATGCCATGGTGCGAATATTTGATAAAATGTTACGCATGGTCAAGGATGGAAAAAGAAAAATGGCGGAAGGTACGTACTATTGCGTTCAATGCGATGATAGGAAGTCATCTCAACCCGAAGAAGTTACCGAAATCAGAGGAGGCGTTCATGCCGATTGAAAATAAGAATAAACGACGTGTAGACCCTGCGATTATGGAAGAATTGAGACGAGAGCGAGAAGAAGCACTTAAAAAAATAAACAAAGACAAACAAGAAGAATGAGTTTCACAGCGATAATAACGGCGGATGCGAGGAGTTTTGAACAGGCGATAGAGCGAGCTCAAAAACAAATTGACGGACTTGAAAAGAGCGTCGGTCGAAACCTTGATTCTATATCAGAAAAATTTACCGACATAGGTAAAAAGATGACAGTCGTGTCGGCTGGAATTATAGCTGGATTAGGTGCGTCTGTCAAAGCGTCGATAGATTTTGAGAGTGCTTTTGCTGGCGTTCTGAAAACAGTTGATGGAACTACCGAACAGCTTGATAATTTAAAGCAAGGCATTATCGATATGTCGAAAGAGATACCAGCGTCGACGACCGAGATAGCTAAGGTTGCTGAAGCAGCTGGACAGCTTGGTATCGAAACAGATAGGATTTTGGAGTTTACCCGCACGATGATTGATTTGGGCGAGTCGACGAATTTATCGTCAGAGCAGGCTTCGACGGCATTGGCAAGGTTTGCTAATATAACGCAGATGTCGCAGAAGGATTTTGACCGTCTTGGCTCGACTATCGTTGCGCTTGGTAACAATTTTGCTACTACGGAGGCGGAGATAACCGAGATGGCGTTACGGCTTGCAGGTGCTGGCAAACAGGTAGGATTAAGTGAATCGGAGATTTTAGCATTATCAACCGCCTTGTCATCGGTTGGTATCGAGGCTGAAGCAGGTGGTTCTGCATTTTCTCGGTTATTATCGAGTATACAATTAGCTGTCGAGACGGGTAATGATGATTTGCGTAATTTTGCAGCTGTTGCAGGAATGAGTGCACAGCAGTTTGCAAACACATTTAGGGAAAATGCTGTTAATGCGTTGAATTTATTTATACAAGGTTTATCGAACACGGAAAGTAATGGAATGAGTGCGATAGCTGTGCTCGATAAAATGGGAATAACGGAGATAAGATTAAGAGATGCAATATTAAGAGCGTCAAGTGCAAGTGATTTATTTACAGAAGCCGTGAAGCTTGGTAATCAGGCGTGGATTGATAATACGGCGTTGACAGAAGAGGCTGGTAGGCGTTATCAGACGACTGCGTCGCAGATTGCGATATTAAAGAATAATCTCGTTGACGTCGGACGAGTTATAGGGGATATTATGTTACCGATAATAAATTCGATGGTTGCGAGATTGAAAGATATGCTTAACGCTATATCGAATCTTAATCCTGTAATTGTGAAAATAGGAGTAGCAATTGCGGGTATCACAGCCGCTCTCGGGCCCGCAATGTTAGCGCTCGGACAATTATTAAAGATACTACCTTTAATCGGCAGCGCATTTACCGCCATGACGGGGCCGATTGGAATCGCTGTTGCTGCGATAGCTGGTGCGACTGCGCTGATAGTCGCTAATTGGGACTCGATAAAAGAATATTTCACGTCTGGAGATGGAGCAAAAGTGTTTGAGACGATAAAGTCGATGGCGGTTGCTATTAAAGATGATGTCGTTACTGCGTTCAATGCGATAAAAACAGCTGTAAAAACGATTTTGAATGCTATCGGTGATGATATAATAAATATATTCGGTAATGCGTTGAGAATTGTAATGGCTGCATTGGAAGTGTTTGTAAATACATTTAAGAATGTAGCGCAGATACTTCACGGAATATTCACGCTTGATTTTAAACAGGCGCTTGAAGGGTTGAAAAACCTGTTTAATGATATTTTTAACGGTATAAAAAAGATAGTTTTTAGCGCAGTTTCAGTTATATCGTCGACGTTGGCTGGCGTGTTTGACTTTATCGGATTAAATAAGTGGGCGGAAGGATTAAGGTCATTTTCGGACAAATTGAGTCCGTCGATTGAAAAAGTAAGAGAAGAAACGGAAAAGGCAACCGAAGCGACAGAGGAACAAGTACAGGCGGTTGGTGAGCTCGAAATAGCGACAGGGAGCTTAACCTCAGCGATTGGCGGATTAGTAGCCGCACAGGAGCAACTAATCAAAGATGGAAGCGATGTAAATGAATTGATACGTCGGACGTCAGATGAGATAACTGTTTTAACGAAACGGTTAGAAGGATTGCGTAGTGGAGAAATAGTCGTTAAAAATGTTTATGCCGAAATTGAAGAAACAGAGAAAAGGGTAAGAGACCTGTCATCAGCGCTTGACCTACTAACAGGCGGGCGGGAGTTGACAATTGATTTAAACATAAAGTCAGGAGCTGCTGCTTTTCGTGAAACGGACTTGTTTAAAGGTTATCAGGAATTACTCGATGAGTCAGGGCAATTTATCATTACACCTGAAATAGATACTTCACTTGTCGAAGCTGGTATGGGACGACTTGTCGACGAAACGAAGGTGTTATCGATGAATATCGGCAATATGATAGGATATTCGATATCGGATATGATGCGAGGTATCGGTGTTGCACTTGCAGAAGGTGAGAATATTATCGATGTTATCGGTAAATCGCTGCTTGCAACGATAGGCGACTTGGCAGTAAAAGTTGGC